TACGTGTCACTCTCATTACATCAAACAATCTAAAAATTGCCCTATGTGTCGAGCTCTCATTTCAATTTAGAGCCAAGTTCCTGTAAATTTTAAAGGTTTTTGAACCTTTAAAATAAAAAAACCCAAAATTAATTTCGTAACATAATCGTCGCAACCGGACGGCACTCGGTCGCCTTGCCTACGATTATCCGGTACGTAATCTCGCTACCCAGTCGCCTTGCCTACGATTATCCGGTACGTAAGCTCGCTACCCGGTCGCCGGAGTGCGAAAGCACCCGGTAGCCTTCGGCTAGGCTAAATCGCCTTCCGGTAAATTAGAGAATAAATGGGTTCTTCCGTTAGCAAAAACATCACTAAAGCGGCGTCTGATGCAATAGCCAAAGTGTCCAACAATATTATTTCAACCACAAAACTAACCACTGACCAGACACAAGTCATCAGCGTCACCAACGTAGACGGCGACGTAGTCATTTCCGGCAACACATTCACTCAGAAAGCCAATATCAACATGAAATCCCTCTTACACGCGTTAGTGCAAGAGGACGTACAACAGGACCTAACAATGCAAATCGCGCAAGCGTGCAAGAGCATCGTTAGCGGGCTAAACATCTTTCAGTTCGCCAATGCACAAAACGACATAAACATGTTTCTCAAGGCCAGCTCTGAGTTAATGACCACCATCGCGCAGAGCTGTGCCGCATCTGTGTCCGAGAACCAATCCATCACTGTGAAACGCGTCAAGGGCAACGTGTACATCACCAACAACATCATGTCGCAGCTCGCCGACATCTTCGGCTCCTGCGTGCAAGACGCTGTCTCCAAGAACAGTGTGTACCAGCAGCTGCAGGACAAGGTAGACCAAACCGCCTCGGCCAAAGCCGAGGGTCTAGATCTATGGCAGATCATTATTCTCGTCGCTATCGTGCTGGGGGTGCCGTCTCTCGGTCTTGTCGCAGGCGTCGCCACAGCGGGACGATACCTCTTTCCACTAAGCGTACTGGCCGGCGCTGGCTGCTTGGTGGCGTACTTTGCGTGGGTTGAGGAGAGTGTGTACTCGCACGCCTTTTCAACACTTATCCGCAACATGCCCAACTGCAACGCCCAACCGTTGAGTGGGACGACCAATAGTTACGCCAACTCTGTCGCCGCCGCTCAGGCTTGCGCCAACGACAAGAGCTGTGCCGCTTTTGATTGGCAAGGTGCTGTCATTGATGCACAGGGAAACCATGTTTCGTTTAAACCGCCACAAACAACGTTTTATCGTACAATAGCGTCGGGATGTGAAAAAGTAATAACTGGTTCTCCCGACCATTCGAAGGTCTTCCGCACTCCCGTTTTTATAAAGGGGAGCGGTGCACCCGCTAAAGTGGAGGGGGACGTGTATTTGGATTCGACAACGGCCAACTACTACTTTTTCGACACCGCTAGTCGAATGTGGCTCAAACAGGGATCGTTTGCACATTCTGATTTTACGAGTCGAAACACCGTAGACTGGGGAAGTATTCAACCTACACCCGCTACACAAGGCGTTGTTGGGAGTATTTACATATATTATGCTGTAAATAACCCTATATATTTTCATGTGTATGTAAAGAATCCAGATGGTTGGAAATTGTACACGCCGCCATTAAAAGGTCCGGGTCTTATTGCAGATGTCCCCGAGAATATAAATGTGTCTGGTTTTACCACCATCAAACGAAAGAAATGGCTTCTTTATTTTAGCGGAGCGTTGCTTACTGTAGGTATTTTGGGGTTGGTTGTTTCCATTTCTCAAAAGAACTCGTCTCAAAGAACGTAACTAACTAGATTCAAAGCACCGTCGCAAGCACCACTCCTAATCTCGAAGAAGTTTGAAGAAGTTTGAAGAAGTTCGGGATTTGGCACGAGACGGCACGCGCGCACGCGCGCAAGCGTTCGAAGATAATAAAAGAATGAATGAATTAACAGGTGAAGATCCAGTAAGCCGGCCTTCGGCCGGCTTAGCCTCAGCTCCTTTACATCTCGAAGATCCGGCAGCAGTTTCGGTGTACGAGCGTTTCTCCGCGTCGTCTAATTTGACCGAACAGATTGTCAGATTTCCTTCACAATCCGTTAAAAACGCGGATCGCCCATTGATCTTGTTAGATTTGGACAACACTCTCATATGTGCGGAAGAGTTAGATGTTTCGTCTTCGCACGACACGTCTAAACGAGTCGAGAAAATGGAGAAGGCTCGAAGCATGTTTAGAACTGTGAGAATGGAGGATTACTACGACATATTCGAACGCCCTCATATTCAAGAATTTCTCGATTATTTGTTCAAACACTTTAATGTCGGAGTTTGGACCGCGTCGTCGAAAGACTATGCGATTTTTGTGATAAAGAACTTCATTCTAGTACCCGATCGCCCCCTCCGCAAATTAGAATTGTTTCTCTGCTCTCATCACTGCAACTTATCCAAAAAGTACTTTAAAGGCGTTCCTAAAGACTTAAAACTGCTCAGCGATCGATGGGGTCTAAAAGACCTTGCCGACGTGTTTTTGGTCGACGACTTGGAACATTTGGCAGAACATCAACCACACAACGTTATCCACGTAAAACCATTCTTTTACGATTCTTCTATCAATGATCGAGAGTTACTCGACGTTATTCCACGTATACACACACAAGTTTTCAAATAAAAGTTTTAATGGTTCACGAACCATTAAAACGGCATATTATTTGTTTAATCGTCGTCCTCGTCATCGTATTTGCGGTTCCAGTTGTAACCCTTAAGGAACTTGTCGGCGTCGCTTAATCCGTACTTTTGCTTGACCATTTCCGTAAACTCGTGTTTGTTGAGGTTGATCATCTTGCCCGAGAACGAGTTGATGTACCACCCCTTAAAGCTGATGTACATGTCGTCAAATGATATCTTGTGACTGTCGTTGTCAGTCTTGATGTATGTGTCTTCCATGAAGAAGGCGAGTATGTCGCATTTGGCTTGGTACTTTAGTTTGGCGTCGTTGACCTTATCCGGTATCTCAACCTGGTAGGTGCCAGCACGACGAGCAGTCTCCTTCTTGATGAATGTTTGAATGAGATACCAACCGAGTGCCTTGGCGAGCGCTTCCATACGCGGTTTTTGGGTGATTTCGGTGTCGCATAAGAAAATCTTTTTATCCATCTGTTCTTTTAAGGTAGATGGACATTTTTCACGTGGTACAAACTTTGATTCAAAAGGTATAATGCGTATTCTGTCCCAAGTGGCATCAACAGCATCCTTTAGGCAGGGGAGTTCATTGCAGATGCACAAGATCTTAAACATGGGTGTAAAGTCGCTACTATCCGACCCTTTTTGAAAAAGGTCTCTGCAAGGCAGCGAGTCACCGCCTGTTAATACGTTGAGCGATCCGCTGAGAATCTGTTCAGTTTTGCCCCATTCGTCAAATACGCCCCACCTAACTCCGCCGCGCAATCTAGTTATTTGTGGGTTTGGGTTACCAGGTTGGATACGTTCAGTAAGCACGCTGGTAGATAGTTTAATGGCCAATTTTTTTCCCATCATTGTTTCAAACAACCGTTGAGTAACAGACTTACCATTATTACCATTACCAGTCCAAAACATGGCGATCTTATCTCTGTTACCTCCTCTAAATACCTCACACGTCTGATCAACAAAGTAGCGACGTACACTCTTGTCTGGGCAAATTTTGCATAAAAAATCCTGCAAATCCTTCACCTCCCGACTCTCGCTCGTCAGCGACTCGTCGTACTTTATGCTCAAAGTCTTTGAAATGTAGTCCGATTGCACTCCTTTGCGGAACGTCAGAGTTTCAAAGTCAAACACACCATTCTTAAAAGCAATAATGAGAGAGTTCTCGTCAAGCAATTCAGAAAAGTCTTCGTTGTAGAAGAGAATCTCGCACATCTTAATGACACCGTTCTGAGATGCAAAGTTCTCGAGTTTGTTCACAGCCTTGCAAATGTCTTGTTTCTTTGCCGTGAGTATAGCCCGTTCACGTTTGGTAAGTGTTACCTCCTGCTGTTCATCGTCGTCATCGCTGCCCTGTCCACTGTCATTGTCGTCTTGAAAGAGAAGGTTGATGATGCGGCTCTTGATTTGCTTGTACTTTTTAGATAGGTCCTCGAACTTGTAGCGGAACTCCTTCATCACTTTAACATGAGACCAGATTATACCGTTGAACTCGTACCATCCGTTGTCCGAAAATACGTATTCGGACGAATATAGGTCTAGCATTAGTCGAGCCAGCGGGGCATCTGTAGTCATAATATCGGCGTTCAACACGCTCTCCAGGAAGCCCTCTTCTTCTAAAGACACACCGTGCTTCCGTTCCACAAACTCAATGTACCTTCCCGCATTGTCCTGCTTCGCATACCAACGCAGACTACCCAACCCCTTTGCGTTGCGAAACCGCGCATCTCGCCGCTCCATGCTCGCCCACTTCTCCAAACACGAGTCCTCGTCGTACTTGCTGCTACGCTGACTCCACTTGTCCCACAACGTAAAGGCCTCTTCACATCCATGGCCGATGTTGAACAAGATGATGCCAATGTCCCACCAAGAATTGTAATCGTCTACTCTAGAAGGTTTTAATATTTTAAGGAGTTCTTTCGCTTGAATTAAATTTTTCTTTATAAGTTCTGGAGAGTCGGCAATATCCTTTAACTTTTGTTTCAAATAAGTTTTGCTTGTAATCTTTAAATCGGATGGAGTTTTGACGTTGAATACGGACTTCTTAATGGACGACACACTTAGTAATTGAGGCAAAAGAAAGCGGACGGTATCACGACTTACAATAATGGGTTCTTCATCCTTGGTGTACAAAGCTTCTTTTGTGAAGGCGTCATACAAGTCCAAAGTGTTCGTATCGTGATCATAGACTTCGGTAACGACGTATGGCTTCTTGTCTTCGGCCTTTGAACTCCCGTACATCAACCAGCATTTGCTTGTTACGTCATCGACGAGGTCTCCCGCATTGTCCGTGTGCTCCGAAAATAATTTAGAACCGTTTCCCAGTTTATATAATGTTATTAAATCTTTTATTCTTGGTATAAGGACATTTTTGACCTTTTCTTTTTCAAGAAAGAGAAATGGGAAGTGTAAGTGAAATCCGTTTTTGAGGTGATCTTGTGAGAAGTAAGGTTTTTTCTCCAATACCACACATATAAGCGAATTGTTGGTGCAATTAAGGACATTTTTTCTAACAGCATCCTGAAAACATCGAACGACCCCTACAACCTCCTCACTTGTGTACAACGTGCGCACATATCTGGTTTTCGTCTGCGCAGCTACCGCCGGAACCTTGATGTCAATGTCCCCCAGTAAAGGAACGTACTCGTCTTGTTTCTCCGCCAAACATATAGGTGTCTTTGATTCAATCAGACGGGTATACTTGTCAAAAAAGTCGCTTTCTTTGGAGGCAGAGAGATAAAACTGACCCTTCCTTTCACCCATAGATACATGAGTAAAGGTTTGGCCGGAATCGGATCTACCGATTGGTTTAAGTATCGAATACAACTTGTTAATAATAGGTTGTGTCATAGTTTATTTATCTTCTTTTTGTTCAATAAAAATCATTTTTAGAACTCTCACTACCCTTTCGCACTCGTAAGGCAAAGGCCGGTCTCACTACCCTTTCGCACTCGTAAGGCAAAGGCCTTTAACTACATGTTCCAGTAAATTCATATTTTCGTACGACGCACCTGTTGCAACACTGCCACGAGTATCCAGTTCCACAAGATCCTCCGGGAAGTTTGCAGCAATTATTTTCTTTACATTTGTAATAGGCTCCATTTCCACATTCAGAATTAGAATAGCAAAATTTTGCATCTGTCTTTTGAGACAAAACACATAAAATAGCCAAAAATAAAAATAAGGAGATTTTCATTTATTAACTGTTTTTTGCGAAAGTACGGATTGCGAAAGCATGAATTGCGAAATCAATCCGGCGGCGGCCCAAAGGCCGGTACATCGCCCGGAACCGGCCTCACTGTCTCGACACCTCAGACCCGGTAAGACTCTCATTCTACAGACGCACAGAAATCACGTGTATTTTTTGTGGAAGGTTGAATCCATGTATGTTTGATAGAAAATAAATATGTCTGAAGGTATAAACTTTAAAATTCTTGATCCTTTAGCTCAACTTATATCTGGAGGAGGAGGAGGAGGAATTGGACCGGGTACGATTCCTGGAAGCGCAATTCAAGCAGGAACAATTACAAATACTCAACTTGCACCTGGGGTAGCGGCCGCAAACATAAACGCGGGTCCTCCGGGATCAATTAATCCATCGCAGATTGCGCCCGGCTTTCTGCCGTTAGCAGGAGGCGCTTTGACAGGTAATTTGACGATGAGCGGAGCCACCCAAGTCATTCAATGCACACTTCCAACCACTCCGTGCTCCCTGGCTAACAAGCAATACGTGGATAGCGCAATTGGAAACATTGCGCTCAACATACCAAATTCGTTGACTAGTGGAAGCAACAGCATTATTTCAAACGTTGGTGGAAACGTGTCGGCCTTAGCTCCCTCAACAGGTACCATTTTTCAATCGCTCGGATTCGATAGCAGTGGTGTTTTGGTAAAAGCTTCGGGCGGTTCAGCAGCCATTACAAACTCCTTGACAGGTGGAAATAATAACATCAGCTCGAATGTCTCCGGCATCGTGTCCAACTTGGCGATCGGCACTAATCCTTTATGCCAAGTGGTTGGTCTTGACTTTGCTGGCAACCTAGTAAGAGCCAACGTAAACGCGGTCCCAATCACCAATTCGCTGACTAGCAACGCCAACTCTCTTGTATCCAACGTGGGCGGAAACGCGTCGACTGTAACCATAGGCACCACCCCAATGTGCCAAGTTGTCGGTCTCGATGCTACTGGCAACCTAGTGAGAGCCAACGTAAACGCGGTCCCAATCACCAATTCGCTGACTAGCAACGCCAACTCTCTTGTATCCAACGTGGGCGGAAACGCGTCGACTGTAACCATAGGCACCACCCCAATGTGCCAAGTTGTCG